AGTTGTAGCTTGTTGGCTTGATTGGTAAACACACAATTGATGACCAAGGCTTCTCTATATGCAGTTACTACTTTTCCGCAAAAAACAGCCGGATAAGAAGTAGATACTTGATCCACACTTATCTCTTCATAGGAATCACCAACATAGATTTCTAGAAACTTGCCTTTATATAACTCAGCTATGAACTCAGCTAAAGTTCTTCCAGAATTCTTACTACTGGTCGCTAGTTCTTGTACTTCCTGTTCGGTAACCATCTTATTTCCTTATATAAATTTTAGGAGGAATTTTCTATAATTAGTCTCAGCAGTCCTCAAGCTGATTTGTTGATATGATGACTTTTTATTCATTATACAGTGAGTTTTAACTACAATTCCACCCACTTTCTTGGTAGCGTCCTTAAAAGTTTCAGTAAGAGATTGATTTAATTGTTCTACAGCTTGTAAACATCCTAAAGCTGGTCCAGGAATAGAGCATTCTACTTCCACTATTTGACTACCATCGGTATGAGGATACGCACTGGCCTGCACTTCTTCATCAAGAGCCGCACAAAGAATACGAGAAAATTCAATAGCGCTAGTATAATCGGGCGCAGTAATTTGAATAAGTATATCATGATTGGGTAACATTTTCTTGTATATCTTCTTACTTGTATGCTGTTCAGAGGCAACTGTCGATAGGTAATGTACAAACTGATTTAAAATATCCATAAAATTATTTGATTGATGTGTGGGTAATTTGGTACGTTGAGCCAACATAGGAGTAAGAGATATGGTATCAGGTTCATATCCAGTTTGTTCGTTCATAGCCATCAAAGCTTTAGAATATAATGGATTTCTCCTATTCTTATCTATTTGCTTCATCATATCGCCGTAAGTGATAGTGCCCGGAATATTACCATGAAAAAGTGGGTTCGCTTTATAAGCAGCACGTTCTTGACCCACAGGAATTTTAATTCCCATATCGTAATATTTTTTACTGTATCCGCCTATTGATTCTGGATTCTCTTCTACAATAGGTGTATTAGGATTACCATGACGTACTCCAGGTAACTTAAGACCTACCGGCCAAAAAACAGCTACATAGTATTGGGCAGCGTTAGTAAAAGGACCACCATTCAAACGCATATTACCCTCAATCAATCTCTTGATATAGGGTAATTGATCCTCACCAGACAGCATACCAAAATCAGACGGGCTACCGTGAAAACCAACACTTGGTAAGGTTTGTGGCATGAATTGCATCAAACCGGTAGCACCTCCGTGAGGATTATGTGCAGCAGGATTAACACCGGACTCAGAAACCATGACTGCCAAAATATCTTCTGGCTTCATTCCTGTTTCTGCGGCTAGCTGTACTAACTTAGAATAAAAGTTAGAACCCAAATTAGCCACCTTACCTCCTCAAAGATTTGGAAATTTTGAACAATTGAATAGCAGTATTTGGATCATCAACTTGAATGGAGCGAGCATACGTAGAAATATGCGCAGCCAATAGAGCAGGATCTTCATTAGAAAATACCTCTAAAGACTCAATGAAAGAGTTGTAAGAACTGGTTCTACTTTTATTTTTGGCTTCCCATTCTTTCATAATTTCTTGATGTACTTTCTCCAGTTTAGATTGTTCTGGAACATTTGGTACCGGCAAAGAGGGTACCACTGGTGGATGGGGAGCCACCGGAGTCACATCAGATGGAACGTTAGGGGGCGGTGGTAATGGTGTCACACTTAAAGTATCGCCAGGTTTAGCCTGAGATGATTGCGTGGGTGGAGCAACACCTGGCAAAGTTTCACCAGTAACACCAGGTCCGGGCGCTGGTTTGAACGCATCGGGTAATGGACCAGCAGGAACAGTACCACTAGTGTCGGAATTAGATCCGACAGGAGAAACCTTAGAAGAATCAGGAACAGAGACCTTGGTGGCTTCCTCAGCTTCAATCTTAGCTTGTGTATCTAAATATGGTCTAATAACATCGGTATAATAATTTTTGAAACCGCCTTTACCATTATCATATTTATTGAAAGCGTTAGTTAATTCTTTACTGGCTTCTAAATAAGCATCAATATTACGACCGGCTCTAGCAGAAGCCATTGTCTTGAGCAAAGTTAAAGAATGTTCCAACATATTTTGAGCATTCTCCAATTGAGAAATGGCACCTTCACGGATTTTACCAACTACTTTAGGATATCTTTTCTCCCAAGCAGCCAAAGCACGACCACGTTGTGTACCAATATTATGGAAGAAATCCATAATATTAGCTTCTTTGATAAAGTATTCTGATTGTTCGCTAGCAAAACGGGAACGCATATTCTCTAACTGTTCCTTGTGTTTGCCTGGTAGCTTTTCAAACAAGAAGCGGTGATGAATGTTATTAACATTCAAGTCAAGATTCTTGAGAACACTAGCTACATCACTCATCTTCTTGTGGAATCTACCTAAACTGGCCACGGCAGATAAATATTCGCGACGATTGATGAAAGACTTAGCCTCTTTGAGTAAATCCTTGGCTGAGATAGGATCTTCTGGGGTAGCTTTACCTACCTTCGAGCCAGCTAATGTGGAACGAACTACATCATCGGCATCAATTAAGACATTCATAACTCTTTTGAGTTCTGGTTTGAAGAATTCTTCAGCTGAACGAGCTGGAACATTGGCCATTTCGTGCAATCTGTTAAGAAGACTTCTCTTTTGGGCAATTTTATCCATAGAAAACCCTCTACTTATAGGCTAATAACTATAAGAATGCTGCATTATCCATAAGTACATACACTAACCCTTGATTTTATGTGGATTATGGACCGGGCGGTGGTCCGCCTACTGGCGGAGCGGCTGGGGGTGTCCCACCGCCCGGGGGCGCCTCGCCACCTGGAGGTGCCGCAGGAAGCGCTGCGGCTCCTCCACCTGGAAGCGGACCTGGAGGCGGACCACTCGGCAATCCCAAATCTGGCATACCACCTGGAGGTGGTGCGCCACCTGGAGTTTCGCCCGGAACTGGCTGTTCTTCTTGTCCTGGCTTCTTTTCTGGTTCCGGAATTTCATCTTCCTCATCCAGAGCACGAAGAGCGTTGAGGTCCATAGCCTCCAAAGCTGCCTTTTCCTTTTTGGCAATGGCGTTTTGGATAGCTTCCTTGCGAATTTTACGAGTTTCATCTTCAAATTCCAAACCGATCGAACGATATAGGGTATGCAAAGAAACTCTCTTAGCTTCATCAGTGCCTTGAGTTAAAGTGACGATGCTATTAATGTAATCTCCGGCATCGAACAAGGACATATGATTCCAGTCAATCTCTGGAACGATGAGCTGCTTCTCTCCACCGGAATAATCGTAGAATCCTTGAATTTTGGAGATAGGAGCAAAGATTTTGCGTTTCAACCACTGGGACATCATATTACGAAACTGCATGTAACGCTGACGCAAAACATCTAAAGCTACACCACCATTGGCGTAAGTAGTATCGGCACCACCATCCATCAACACCGGTGGAACCTGAAGTCCCACGTAGATTTCTTTAACTAACTGAGTAATATCACCAGAAATATCGTAGATACCTTGACCATAACCTACTCTAGTAACATCTACGCCTTCATGAGTAAAAATCTTGAAATCCTTATCATATTGAGCTTCTTCGAAAGTACTTCTCCAAGCTTCTAAGTCGGCGAAAGTAGGTTTATAATCAGCCGAACCAATCTTAACGATGGTGAGTGGATTGATCATATTATCAGCTTGAGCATATTTGGATTCGCGTAACTTATCAAATAACATCAATTGACGAAAAATACAGACTGGTAGTCCAGTACCTCTGATTTCATAAGGACTGATACGACGAGCCAAATGAGAAACATGAAAGTTGTCTAGAGGAATATTTTCACCACGACGCACCGAATCAATGATATGTTGGTTTAATTGTTTGCGCTGTTCAATATCACTAGGACGGTTAGAGAAGATAATCTTTTGTAGATTAGGATCTGGACGCAATTGGATAATAGGTTCATTAGCCACTACGGTACGCTTAACCACCATAAAGTCTGGGTTCTGAATCAGCAAACGACTCCACTTACCTTTGCTTTCATCTAGTTCAGAATATACAAAGGCTTCACCGAGTAACCAGTACTCCTGAGCGATTTGTACACATATGTTCATCAAATCGATTTCTTCAATCATATCGTTGAAGAACTTCTCAATATCTTTATTAGGACACTTAATGCTTAGCTTACTAATTGGGTAAGTACTGTGAAGATTGATAGCATTATGTACGAAAGGATTCAAAGCATAAAAGCTACGACACCAAGCATTGATAGTAGCCCTATCACGGGGTAGATTAAGGTTGGAATTGAGCCACAGAGGAGAATATACTTCAGGAGTTTGTTTGACAGAATCTCCGTGAATACCACGGAACATACCGCCCACACTACTAACTACTTGAGCGTTCTTTTTGAATCCACCAACAGATGCCACGACACGGGCGTTAGCAGTTTCAAGATTTTCTGCTACTCTCTGACTGTAGGTAGGTCCAGAACCATCACGAAATGCACCCTGATCAACTTCATCAGAAAGAATCGCTCTTCTTTCTTTGGAAACACCTTGGGCCATAATAGCGCTAACTTGTGGAACAGTTGAACGCTTATCCATATATTGGTCTGATTTTGATGGTCCCTGCCATTGTTTAGGGGGTTTATTACTAGCCATGAATCCTCATTTTCACTACACCCTCTACTATACTCAATATATGATATATCAGTCAGGGCTAATATTTCAGACTTTTAGAATTTTCTGGACACATATCCACTCAAAACCATTGGTTTATTAATGTTTCTTTCATTCTGTAGTAAAGGGTTATTGTGAGTAAACCCTCTGGTTACCAAGAACTTATAAGCAATATAAGCGTTAAGTAAAGCCATGAAACCATCATTTGGTGTACCACCTTTGACATAATGGACACTAGGATCGCCACCAGTTCTAGAAATAGAAGGTTTAATCTCCATACTACAACAATGTTCTATCAACCAAGCAATTCTTTCATAATCACCATAAGGAAATCTAATCATTCCTTTTTTCATTTGTTCATAGAGCTGAGCAATATAATAGTCTCTTTCGAAAAGAATTTCTTTTGGAAAAGTATCATGTCTAAACTTAACATGTTCATTGACTGACGGATGAGCACGAGAAACCAAATACTTATCTCCATAGACATTTTGTAGGTCTTGAGAAAAGTCATTAGAGTAACCAATATCTCCTACTGCTAGTTGAATATTGTATTGTCTAATCAACTGGTCTATGATGCCTTTCTTATGAGCAGGATCGTTTCTTTTGAATTTCATCGCAAATTCAATAGATAGTAAACCGGGACCTTTAGACAGTAGCACCACTGCAGTACTATAGGATTGACCGCGACTGGTAATCTTATCTG